ATTACATCAATCGTGGTTCCACCCAATGTACCATAAAGCCTTAATGACGTTGGTGTAAAATGAAGATATAGACGGTTACTTGTATCTTGATATGAAGCAAAAAGAGAATTAGTTGATGGTGTACCTAATTTAACCCAACCACTCCAAGTCCAAGTCTTACGATTACCTGCGGATGCCGGAGTCCATGAGAGGTATGCACTATCGTCATCGTTGAAGCGTAGTGAGCCATCAATGGTAGTGCTGTAGAAGCCACCTGCATCTGCACTCTTAGCATTGCCCTGAATTAACGGCATGGATTAAGCCCCTGAAGCTGTTACTGCACTCGATGCTGATACTAATACGTTAGTACCGTCTGCACTGTAGTAAGACACAAAGTACTTACCTGCTGTAGAAATCTTAGTCAAATCAGCAGCAGAGATGAACGTAGTCGCAGCAGCAGAGATAACATGACCACCTGAGTTATCCAGATAGATGTTGCCTGATTGACCTGCTGTAATATTAGTGAAGGTTAGTGCGCCAGTACCTGTTGGTGTGCAGCTAAAGTTGTTAGTTGCATTCATGTCGAATGATAGGTCATTGTCTGTAGTGACAGTGCCTGTAGCTACCTTTGCTACAGCTACATTACCATCTGTATCAATAGTAAGAGCTGTGTTGTCGTTATCAGGATCAGAAATCGTTGAAACTTTTAACTTACTCATGACTCAGCCTTTGGATACTTGTCTTTGACTGCCTGAATCGCTGCTGCCATATCCGCAGGAAATACACCGGCATGGAATAGGGCATCGAGTTGATCACCGATAGATGGGTACTCGTCCATTCGCTTTTCACTGTAAGATAACGCATCAAATTTAGCTTGTTGTGCTTCAGCTATTTCTGCGTCTACTTGCTCTTTGGTTACCTCTACCCATGAAGGTTCAATGATATTTTCTTGACCCGCATCTACAGCCATATAATCCGAATTGTTTTTAAAATATCGCATATCAACCAACCTCAAAAGTTTTGACGACCATTGTGAAACCTGTTGAGCCAATCACATCAAAACGCCATGTCGAGCTAGGCGGTACAATCAATGTTATATTTGAAACATGATTTAGATAGCCTCGACTCGCACCCCAAGCTATTTGAGTACCATCTACATACCCTTTTACATCGCCTGTATATCTGCCACTTGAACCTGTCGCTCCACCGTAGCAGTTAACAAACTGATAAGCTCCTGATGTATTTGTATAAGTTACACCACTAGAGGCTGTTGTAGATGACCAAGAACCACCAAAAGATGAAATACCAGTAAGACTTGAGCCATCACCAGTAGGTGTTAAATAAGTATCAGCCAAATCCGCAGCAGTTACAGAATTATCAGGTAAACCACCTGCTGAGATGCCAGTGATTGTTCCACTGCCATTAATTGTAATTGCCATTATTCTGCTCCCTTTGGATAGTCAGCTTTAACCTGTGCAATAGCATCCGCCCATGTGGTTGTACCATTAACGCTGTCCCAATACTGCATATCGAGTTGCTCTTGGATGCTTGGGTAGGCTGAAGCTCTGTCAAGCTTATATTGGTTAGGATCAATCCAATTTGTTACTGCATCGGCATCATATTCAACTACATTTTCATTAATGTCGTAAGCAACATCGCCACGAATAACGTGAACATTAGGGTATAGTGCTGAAATTGCTCTATGCTTAATCATCCTGCAATCTCCATAGCAATAATATCAGTTTTGACAGCAACACCAATTTTGTCACTTGTGGCTGTCGTTCTAAAGTAAACCTTATAATCAATAGAAGATGTGGTACTTGGTGAGTCTATATGAGTAAGAGTACACGTTCCTTTTTGATCGCCACCATAATCAGTATGCGTCCAATCGCCTGTTGAGCCGTCAAAACCTTCAGTTATTTTAGTTGTACCTCTATGTATATAATACGATGCATACATAGTGTCAGCACCGCTTAACTTAAACACCATGCTTGTAGTAATTAGTATTTTGCTTGACGTACTTGATGGGGTAATAGAAACAGTACCCATTAACGTGTTTGTGTTTGCAGCAGAAGCGGAAACTGTAGAAGCAATACTTGTTGATTGAACCTGCAATATTGCCGGTGAAGTAATACCAGTAAGCTGACTGCCATCACCAGTAGTCGTTAGTAATTCACCTGCACCATCAGGCAACGTCAGTGTTCTATCTGTATTCGTATTAGGAGCCGCAATAGTCAGCGTACCTGTACCGCTTGCGTTACCTTCGATCTTTACCTTACTCATTATACAATTGTCCAAATTGAGCCAGAAGGAACAGTAACACTTACACCGCTGTCGATTGTGATTGCACCTGCGCTCATTGCATTGTTACCAGATGTGATGCTGTAGTTAGCACTAATGGTATTAGCGTGTTCATACAAGCCTTTAGTTGTAGAGTTAGCATCAGTGTCTAAAGCTGCCCATGAAGCTGTTGAGCCGTCAGTAGTAAGATAGTTACCTGATTGACCTGATTGACTAGGTAGTGCGTCAATGCCAGTAAGTGCTGAACCATCACCTGTATATGATGTAGCTGCTACCGTGCCTGTTACGTTAATGCCTGTAGAGGTTGTTCTTAATACTTCAGCCGTATTGTGTCTTAACCGGACAGTGCCGCCAGTACCGGTATCGGTACAATCTATAAAATTATTACCAGATGAATCTTCAATATATAAACTAGAGCCTTGAATATATAATGATCCAGATCCACTATCAGTGATAAAACTGCCAGAGCCATTATGGTAAATCTGTAGGTCAAAACTATTACCAAACCTAGCTCTGTCATTGTCGCCGAAGGACAAGCTACCAGTCATACTGTCGCCAGTATTTAAGATGTAGTTATCAGGAACAGAAGTTAAATAACCTTCAGTAGAATGATCACCCCAACCATATGCAGTGTCCCAGTTAGTTGTATCAGTACTGGTAATATTAGCTGCTTCTGAGCTTGTAAAGGCTGATGCATCTGCGGCTGCACTAGCTGCACTAGCGGCTGCTGCGGTAGCACTTGAGGCTGCTGCAGTAGCACTACCGGCTGCATTAGTTTCTGAAGTTGCTGCATTGGATGCAGAGGTTGCTGCATTATTAGCTGAGGTTAATGCATTACTTGCGTATGTTTGAGCAGCATTTTGACTTGTTGATGCATTAGATGCACTCGTAGCTGCTGAAGTTGCACTTTGAGAAGCTGCAGTTGCAGAAGTAGCTGCAGCAGTTGCACTATTGGCTGCATTAGTTGCTGAGGTAGAGGAAGAGGTAGCTGAAGTAGCTGCTGAAGATGCTGAGCTTGCCGCTGCTGTAGCACTTGCTGCCGCTGCAGTTGCTGAAGTATCTGCATCATCTGCATCAGTACTTGCGCTAGATGCTGAGGTAGCTGCTGATGCTGCTGAAGATGTAGCACTTGAAGCACTAGCTTCTGCACTTGACTGAGCTGATTCGGCTGCTGCCTGAGCAGTTTCTGCTGCAGTCTCAGCAGTTTCTGCAGATGCTTGAGCTGCTTCTGCGGCTGTTTGTGCAGTCTCAGCGTTAGTCTCTGCTAATTCTGCATTGGTCTCTGCAGTCTCTGCTGCAGTTTGAGCAGTCTCTGCATTAGTCTCTGCAAGCTCTGCTGCAGTCTCTGATGCTGCCGCTGCAGTTTCACTGGCGGCTGCTGCTGTTGCTGATGCGGCTGCAGCAGTTGCTGAAGATGCTGCTGCAGTTGCTGAAGTAGATGCACTAGATGCGCTAGAAGCTGCATTAGTGGCTGACGTAGAAGCCTCAGAAGCCTTGGTAGTTGCAGTTGCTGCACTAGTTGCTGCTGAAGTTGCGGAGGAAGCTGCTTCAGATGCGCTATCAGATGCATCCAGAGCTTTTTCTGTTACTGCGTTGAGAGTAGCGTCATCATTCGCTTCACCTGCACCACCAACGCCACGATATATAGCCATTCATATCTCCGACTTAAAACTAGATAGAAAAAACCCCCAATGGGAATCCAAAGGGGGCGAAAGTGGCTATTAGTTGTTTACAGCCATTACGAAGCCTGAATCAGAACGTAAGGTCTGAGTACCATACAGACGATCTGCAGTGTACAGAGTACCTAAGAACTCTTGCTTGTATTGAGTCTGTGAACGTACACCAACTTGCTCTGCAAGTACTAGTGCGTCTTTGTGAGCAAGTACTGCGCCACGAATGTCAACGGTGTTACCAGTAGCGGTGTTCTCTGCTGCAGTTTCTAGAACTGGGCAGTTAGATGAAACGTAAACGTCTACACCGTACAAGTTGCCGATCAAGCCATTGTTTACTGCACGACCTGCTACGAAGTCAGAAGACACGTAACGGTCAATACCCATAATTGCATTACGCAATGAAGGTGGAATAACCAAGAAACGGTTGTCCATAGGTACGTCGTTATCGTCCAACTTCTGGATCATGTCACGCAAGAAGCCATCTTCAAACACGTCAGCGTCTACTACAGTGTCTGCAGCGTAAGTAGTAGTGCCAGTAGATGCATCATTGTAGAATTTGCTGAAGTTGCCAGTTGCTTCAGTGAACAAAGCGTCATCAACGTTTTTAGCCAATGCGTAACCTGCGTCACCAGTGTAGAACTGACGAAGAGATGCAAGAGCTTGTACATCGGTGATGTCTTCGATCAAACGTGAGTACTCGAAATGCTGATCGATTACTACAGTGATCTCAGTGTCAACGTTGTTCTGCAAAGTAACAGCGGTGTTTTCAACCTTAGCGTTTGCAGTACCACGAACAGGAACTGGAATGTGAATGGTATCACCTTTCTTGCCCTGCATAGACATTTTCTTGACTAGGTTAGCCAATACGAGGTTCTTTTCATATGCCGCAATGACCTCATCACTCCAGATTTCTGGAATAAAGACTGCTGCAGATGTGTTGTCAACAATACCGCCAGTAGCGGGATAAGTAGAAGTTGCCATGTTTAATTTCTCCTAAAGAAGTTTATTTAACACGACCTTCACGATATGCTGTCATAATCTCATCAGACAAAGCTTGGTATCGATCTGGGTCGGTTTTCATCAGTTTAATAATGTCAGACCGACGATAGATCTTCTTAGAAGTCTCCCCAGTGCCTCGAATGTTACCCGTAGAAGCTTCCTTTACAGCGTTCTTACGTGATTGTTTCTCAGCCTCAACAGTGTTCTTAACTGTAGCTTGACGATCATTCCATGTACTTAAGAGTTCTGTAGCAGCATCATAGTCGAACTGTTGATCTGCTTGCATATACAATTGAGTACGGATCTTAGAAGCTTTAATCCAATCTTGAAACTTAGCGTCCTGAACTGTTTGAATGAAGTCAGGATATTCCTTTTGGAGTTTGTTTAAAGTTTCTGCCTGACGATATTGTGCAGACATAGCTTCAGCTTCTTTGATCTTAGGATGATTCTCAATAGCCTTACTTACTGCCTTTTGAGGGTCATCAAAGAAATCGATCTCTTCTTCGATCTCAGGTGCTTCATTCGAGAGTTGTGTCTGAATATAACTATCCACGACTTTACGCAATTCGCCTACTTCTGACGACTGTCGCCCTAGAAGTTTCTCAGCTTCCTGATGCATTCTTACAATTTCTGCAACAGATTTGCCTTGATACTTATCGGGTATCTCGTCTTCGGTTTCCTCTTGGGATGCCTCTACAGGAGCTTCTGGCTGTGCCTCTATTTCCTCTACAGGTTCCAATGAGTCAAATTGTGTGTCGTCGTCCTGACGCTCTTCTGTATCAATGATGGTCGCTGCCATTACTAAACCTCCGTACCTCTGGTATTATGGAGTTAAAATTACATGGAGTTAGCCTTCTGTGGCTTTCCGTTCTTTCGCTATCGCCTTCTCTCTTTGTTTAGCCCAACGCTTGACCGTATTTGGGTTTCGTGGGTTACGAAAATCGTCAAAAAAGTTAGGAGGAGATAGTACTTTTCTTGAGACTCCGCCACAGTTACCGCACCCAGTTTCTGTGGTAGAGGAGTCTAAGAATCGTTCTTCAATGTGACCACAGGTGTCACACTTAAAATCATTCAGATGCTTCATCTTGGATAGCATCCAGTTTAGATTCAAAATTTAGCAGGTCGTCTAAGATTGCCAATTTACCACGAGTAAAGTATAATTCTTTCTCGTCTTTAAGGTAACGGCAGTTAGCTATAACGTCTGCGTCTGATTGTAGATAATTCATGAAGAGTTTCCACCCTTCAGTCATAAACATATCTTTTAGAGCTTCATACTCTTGTTCTTCAGTCACTATAGATTCCTTGTGATTACATATGCTCTTATTATAACATATTTTGGTGTAAAAATCAAGAGGTAGCTTTCTTAGGAGCTGTCTTAGTAGGCTTAGGTGCCTCTAAAGCGGCTAATCTAGCCTCAATTCGCTCTAAAATCTCATTGTACTGGTTGATTACGTCCTGTAATTGTTTCTGGCTTACGACCATTGTCCTTTTCCTCTTGTAATAGTAGTTTGGCAATCTCTACGCGACGTTGGAAGTCCTTATCTGAGTCGTCTAGTGAGTTACTAGCAATTTTCATCAGATCTAGCTCCATTTCGGCAGGAATTGCTTCTACTTCTGCGTTGTATTTAACCGCACGTGCTTGAGATTCTTGTGATTGTGAGTTCAACAAGTTAGTTTGTGCTGCTTGGAATGCCAATTCAGAGCGTAGTTGCTCCATCTTGACTTGTTCTTCTTGTGGATTAGGCTGAGATGCCTGTTGAATACGAGCAATGAGTTCCTCACGGTTACTTAGGTTCATATTGTCGATAACTGACTGTACCAAAGTAGCGTAGAGAGGAGAATCTTGACCCATAGTCTGTAGTAATTGTACTAACTGAGTAACTTCGTACTCACGAGCAATGATTCCGAGTGTAGATGTTGCATTAAACTTGTAATCTTTTACTGGATATGACTCAGGTTCAAACTGCATATAACGCCAAGCTGCTTTTTCAACGAAAGGAATCAAGAAATTCTCTTGGAAGTTAATGAGAGTACGCTTGTGACGCTTAATAATGGCACCGAGGGACATTGAAATGCCCGCTGCAGTTGCTTCACCGTTAATTGAACCTGTAACACCAGTAGAATCTACAGCTCCAGTAGACTGCTGTACCATCTGTTGTAGTGCTGCAGCCTGATTGAAAGTAATCTGACTAACATTACCAAAGTTAAATGGATTCAGAACCTCTTTAGGGTCACCATTGGTCAACAAGATTTTACCCGGACGTACTTCTGGCTTAGTACCACGAGGTACACGAGTAGCATCCATTGCCATCATTGGGTGTACTGTAAGTGCTAGAGCATCAATACGAGCACGAATCTCAGCATCAAGTGCCTTTTGAGAGTTATAACCCTTCTCACAGACGCCTCGACCCCAGAAACGAGAGGGCACCACATCCCATGAGAACGCCACTACGGGACGATCTTGCATCATGTATGGTGATACCTTAGCTTTTAACAAAGTCCCGCCATTGGCGATTACAACGACTGCCTCGATGTATTGTGAATCATGATCATCAGGGATCTCTTCACCGGCATCACGTAGTAAATAAGTAGGAACCAGACCATAGTAACGAGTCAAACGAACTTTGTTCTCAGGGTATACGCTAAGCTCTGCGTCTGGTTCCAAGTCGATGTCAGACGGTGCAATACCAATCTCAACGTCTTTGTAGACACCTTGCTCTTGTAGTAACTCTACGGAATGCATAGGTACAAATTCATCAATTGCAACACCCATAGCTTCTTCTACAGAAGTTGCTACAGGGTCGATGAGGAAGTTCTGAGGCATCACTGGTTTTAGTTTAATGCGAGTACGCTCACTAATGTTTACACCTACAGCCATCATGGTGTTATCCATGACTGGTTGTGTTGCAGGAGCCATCTCTTTGACTGTCTCAAGGACAATCTCAGCCATACCTGTGCCGTATACTGCAGCGTTTAGCAAACACTCAGATACTGCCTTACGGATCTTAGCCTTCTCAAAGTCTTCATGTAACAATGTACGAAGGACTTGAATGTCACCTTTCTGTGGATCACCTGCGTCATCTGCAATGTCGAACCACTTACCACGACCAAAAGTAGCTTCTTCAATCTCAGCTACATTAGATTCTACAGCTTGCTGAAGGGCAGGAGTGATGATGCGTGAACGCTCTGAATCACGAGTCTTGTCTTCTGAAGACCAAATGCCACGCCAGAGACGATAGTACTCTTCGTGTTGGTTACGATAGTTCTGATCATAATGATTAGCCCAGTCGTCACATTTGTCCATTACCCAGTCTTCGACAGACTCTTGGATCATCAAAGCTTCGTTTTCAATCATATTAGTATCCCGCTAAAGCGTCTAATTCTTCGTAATCGTCATACTCTTCCCAGTTACCTGCATAAGCAACTTTAGCTAACTGGTCAATGTATGCCACAGAGTCCACAAGGTCATCGTGGGTTAAAGGGTCAGGGAACTGAAAGAGTTCGTCAAGGAAACGAGAGTTCCAAGCTGCCTTCTTTACCGTAATAAGACCATGTTCAAAGCGACCCTGCAACGCCCACATGATACGATCAGTTTTCTTTTGATTGCCATGAGTTAGCTCTTCAATTCTGAAGAAGAACCCATAGCGTTTCATCATGTCAGTCAGTGGCGACATAACGGCTTGCTTTGCAATGCCTCGCTCAATACCAACTGCAATAGGTCGATAGTCTTTGACTGCTTGGAATATCTTCTGTGCAGTTTCTTCTAATGTCCAACGACCATAGATTATATTCTCAATTACCCATCCGGACTCTCCAACTTTAACGACGGCAATTGACGTGTTGTCGAGTCGTGAGTTCTTTGTCTTCTTCTTGGCAACCTCTTGGAAACCTGCCAAGTCGATGGCGATGTAGTAGTCACCTTCGATCTCTGGTTTTTCTGCAACAGTAACCCAGTCCTCTTTAAACATCTCGGAACCTGCAGCTTCAAAAGATGCCATGAATTCCTGACGGAATGCAAAAGAAGACATACTCTTCTTAGCTACGTTGATTTCTTCTGGATCAAGTAACGGATTATCGTAAGACGTAAAATGCCACGCCTTATACGTTTCGTCGTCACCCATCTCAGCATACTTAAACAACTCGTAGAAGTGGTTACGACCCATTGGTGTTCCAATGAACATCGCTGAACCCTTCTGGTCAGCTAAGGCAGGTCTTAGGATCTGCTCCCACACGTCAGGCTTGATGTCAGCATATTCGTCAAGTACTAAGAACTTTAACGATACACCACGCATTGTCTCTGGTCGGTCACCGCCCTTTAGCGATATGGTTGCACCATTGATCAGTTTGATCTGAAGGTTGTTAATGTGTGCATTGGTGATAACACCATGACCTAATTCTAACAAGGTCTGCCACATGATGTCTCTAGCCTGACCTTGCGTTGGTGCTACGTAAAATACATGACCTTTGTCAGTTTGTAGTGCATTGATGATTAACATCCACGCAGCTAAGCGAGACTTACCAGTACGACGTCCTGCAGCTACGATCTTAAATCGTGTAGTGTCTGCAAATACTTCCTGTTGCCAAGGAAGGAGTTCTACGTTAAGATCACTCAATGGTAGACTCTAATCCAGTTTCTTCTAGATTAGCTATCCAAGGTTTATCTTTAAGATGCGTAAGAATCTTAGGTGCATAGTTCATTGCCTCTGCAGCCTTACGTTGCTCCCACTCTCCCTGAGCCATATAGTCTTCCATTGACATTTCACCTGACTTTAACTTACGAACATTACCATGTCCCCAGTTGTAAGCCATTAGAACTTCTGTAGGATCCCAATCAGGATAATACTTCTGCATACCCTCAAGATATGCCTTGGTGCGCTTACGTGACTCTACAGGGTCTGTAGGATCGAAAGGACCTTTAGGAACACCAAAGCCTACTTCCTTACCTTCCTTGTAGAATGCGGGCATCCACTGGTACATTCCCTTAGCACCAGATGATGATTCTGCTTGAGGATCCCAACGAGACTCTTGCCACGCTAGTGCGTCTAGGAGGTCATCAGTAACCCAACTAGTGTCAGCCTTTGGTTTATATCCTTTAGGTAAAGGACCTGCTTCTCCTTCTTGAGCAAAAACAGACAAACCCTT